GAAGCATTGATTAATAATGAAAAATTTGTAGCAAGTGGTGTAAAAAAACATCTTTTAACATTTGATAAAAAAGTGAAAGATAAAATAAAAAATAGTATATAAATTAATATCTAAATGTATATATTTTTTTCATTATTTTTTTATTCTCTATATATAATATAGAATAAGAATATGGCATCTTTTAATTTTGAAAATGACGGAATACCAATTGCTAAAATAAAAATAGATGGTAAGAAAAAAGATAAAATAGTATCATTAGATGAAAACAGTTCATCTACAAATAATTATAAAGAAATCATTTTAAAACCTAATCAAGGTAAATTTCAATTTATACCTGATGAAAATAAAGAAAGATTTATTGCTTATGTCGTCGGTGCTTCTGGTTCTGGTAAGAGTTTTTTTGCTTCTCAACTTGGAAATGAATATAAAAAAATGTTTCCTAAAAATTCAATATATTTATTATCATATTTAGATAATGATTCAAGTATTGACCAAATAAAAGGAATTAAGAGAATAAAATTAGATGATGAATTTTTAGAAACTGATTTAGATGCTGAAGACTTTAGAGATAGTTTAGTTATTTGGGATGATACAGATTGTATTACTGATAAAAAAATGGTTTTAAAACTACGGGATTTATTAGGTAAAATGTTAAATACCGGTAGACATTGTAAAAATTCAGTTATTTATCTTTCACATATTGCATGTAATGGATTACAAACCAAATCTATCCTTAATGAAACTCATAGTATTACATTCTTTAATGCTACATTAGGAGGTAGAACAAGACAATATTTATTAAATCAATATCTCGGTCTAAATAAGGCAGAAATAGAAGCATTAAATGATATTCAAGGTCGAGCAATAACAATATGTAAAACTTACCCTATGGTATTAATAGCAGAACGAGAAATAAAATTTATTAAAGATTTAGGTAAAAAAAAATAATTAAATATATGGAATTGTAAAAAATGTTATTGTGTAAGGTTGTTGAAAAACTATTTGAACATTTGGAAAATTAGCAACAACTGAACCATTATTATTAATTGTTATATCTCCAAAAGTTATAACACCATTACCATTATTTAAAAATGTAGCATAAGCCGAAGTTGTAATTATTGGATGTAATGAAATATCATTTAATAATTGTATTTGTATATTTCCATTATATGAATTTGAAAAAACAACATTTACAGATGATAAATTATTATTACTAGTATCTTGAAAATATAATCCACCCATATAAACAGTATATAAATTTACTATTTGAAAATTAGATGTAGATACAGCAGTTAAATTATTATTACAATTTAAAATAGTAGATGTTGTGATAGGGTACACAGTTTGTCGTGGAATTGGTGAATTTCCTAAATATCCAGTTGTTTGTATGCTACCATCTCCAAATCTTAACTCATTTATACTTAAATTATCAAATTTAAAATCTCCATCATAGATAGTTTTGCTAGACATTATATATATAATAATATAATATAAAAAAAAAATATATATTTATATTATATATATGTCCTATAATAGCGGAATAAACCAAAGAACACTAGAACAAGAATTTTTTAATAATACTACGGCAATGGATCAAAATGTGAATGAAGTAAATGGATCATTACTTGCAAACTTAACATTCGTTAGAAATTACGTAGCATCAATAATAACAGGTTTATTACCTGTAAATAACCCAAATTTTACGGGTAGTTTAACATCGTCTTCAGGTGGAAATATTATACTATCTAATCCATTTAGTTATATTTCAACACCATTATTAACAGTACCAAGTATAAACGGTATTACTACATTTTTTGCACAACCTAAAGTATCATATGATAATTTGGGAGTTTATCCAATTGAAACCCGTGTAATTGGTGAAATTAAAATATTATTATCTTCAACGCCTCCGCCTAATTATTTATTTTGTAATGGTGCATCATTAAATACTACTACTTATTCCGCTTTATTTTCTGTTATTGGATACAATTATGGGGGTAGTGGCGTTAGTTTTAATGTACCAAATTTTCAAGGTAATTTTCCATTAGGTGGTAATGGTAATATTAATGGTGTAGCAACATCAAATTTAGTAAGTGGAAACGGGCAAGGCGGTGCAACAAATACAAATAAAGTCCAGTCTTATTTTGGTGGGAGTTTAAATTCTATAACACCATTATTACAAAAAGTACCAGAGCATACGCATTCGATACAGGACGGTGGTCATTCACATACTTATTTTTATGGTGTTTCACAACCTTCTACAATTACACCTCTTGGGACTCAACAATATTTATACCCAGATTATAGTGTTGGATCATCAACAAGCACATCAACAACAGGAATATCAGTTTTAAGTAATGGGACAAATATTCAAGGTATTGACCCTGTTTCAAATTTAGGTGGTGTTAATATAACACCGCCTTATGTTGCCGTTAATTATTATATAGCATATCAATAAGAAAATATATAAATATTTTAATTATAAAAAAAAATAATATAAATAAATTCTAAAAAAATATTATATATATAATATATATATAATGTCGGACAAAACTTTATTTAATCAGGATTTAACCTTAAATAGTTTAACACTTAATAATTCAACCGCCAGTAATGCATCTGGATATGTTGCATCTTCTTCAACTTTTACAGGTAATTCTGTGTCCACTTCTTCTGTTAGCGCTAATAATTTTTATTTTACAGGTGCTAATGTTGTAGGAAATCCAAGATTAACGGGAGCGAACGATGATATTTATGCAATTACACAAACTGGGGGGAGTTTAATTTTACAAACTCCAACTGCTTCATGTCCTTTAACAATATCAGCAACTAATTATTTAAATGTTCCAAATATTAACACAACATCTGTGATTCTTGGGTCAGGTTCAAACACTGTTGGATTACTTTGCCCAACTCCTAATAATTTAACTGTTTTAAATGGCACAATTAATGCAACTACGTTAAATGCAACAAATATTTCCGCACAAAATTATAATAATGTTTATTATGGCAACTCAACCAATAATAATTGGACTGTTAACCCCGCACAAAATAGTTTTACCTTATCAAATATTGGATTTGCAAGTACTTCAGCAACCTCCGCAATAGGAAATATTAATACTATAGGAGCTGGTTTACAAGGATGTTTTCTTTGTTCTATTAATGTCATCCCAACTGGTAACACTTCATCATTAGTTTTTAATATATATAATGCCACTAATGTTACTATGACAGTTTATGAGGTTTCTTTTATACTTTATAATCCTAATGCTTTTGGGGGTTTAGTATAAAAAAAATACTATAGAAATTTTATTTAAAAAAAGTATTTAAAAAAATATCTCTATATAATATATAATAATGGAATTAAACTTAGAAGAATTACAAAAAGGTTATGAGAAATATATTAAAATTAAAGAGAGAACTAACACATGTTCTAAAAAGTGGATCAAAGAACATCCAGAGAATGCGAAAAAAAATAATAAAACTTATTATAATAAAGTTAAGGAAGAACAACCAGAAAAATATAAAGAGATGTTAAAGAAAAAGGTTGAGCAGAAAAGAATTAGAGAAAATAAAATTGTAGAACCTGTTGAACCTGTTGAAGTTGTAGAAGTGAAAGAGGAAGAACTACATCCAATCCTTGCAAAAATATATCTTTAAGTAGTTTTAATTTTTTAAAGAATTATTTTATTAAAAGTACTTAAAAAAAAATGTTATATATATATATATAAGAAAATGAGAGAGAATTATATTTATGTTTATGATGAAAAAAAAAAGAGAACATCGAAATGGGTTGTTGTATGGTTTGAAGATGAAAAGATTTATTCAAAAGACTTTTTTTTTAAAGAGTTTGGCGGAAGAGATGAAGCTGAAAAAGAAGCATTGGATTTTTTAAAATTCAAGAATGAAAATATTAATTAATTTAATTTCTTTTTAATTCAAACTATTTAAAAAGAAATGTTATATATATATATATGAATCAAGAGCAAGAAAAAATTGTTTATGTTGAAGTTGAAAAAATAGTTTATGTAAAAAAACCAATACCAGAATATCAAAAAAGAGCAAGAAAAAATTATATTGAAAGTGAAAAAGGAAGAATTCAAAGTAGAAAAAATCAAAAAGCTTATTATGATAGAAAAAAATTAAAAAAACTTCAAGAAAATAATATAAAGAATACAATAAATACAATAAAATAAACTAATATTATAAAAACATTAATATTTCTATATTATATTTTAATATAAAAATAAATTAAATTTGAATTAAATTAAAAGTACTTAAAAATAAAATGTTATGTATATATATAAGAAAATATGACAGACTCACAAACATTTGAATTGACCGAAAATTTCAAAGGAAATGAAAATAAAATAAATTATATCATTAAAGGATTGAGTTTTGACTTATTTAAAGCATATATTAGCAAATGTGATAGTTATAATTTTGAAGGAAAACTTTTTTCACATGAACTTATTAGTGAAAAAAAAAAAAGATATATTAATTTAAAAAAATACTGTGAGTCTATTGTTAAGAATAATTATTCTTTAAAATCAACTTATATATTAAATAAATGTGGAAGATACTATTGTGAAAATTCAAATAATTTACAATATTTACCGAGTATTTTTAGAGGATTTCTATGTGATGGTATAATGACAGATATAGATATTAAAAATTCACAACCTACCGTAATAAGATGGATTTGTAAAAAATATGATATTTTATGTCCATATCTTGATATGTATGTAAAAGATAGAGATAATATATTAAAAAAAAATAATTTAACTAAAATAACCATGATTATTTCTATGAACGAATATAAATATAGACATACTCTATATCAAGCTATTCCATTTTATAAAAATTTTGATGCAGAAATGAAAGACTTACATATACAAATATTTGATAAACTTAGTAAAATAAAAGAATATAAAAAAATTATCAATGAAATAGAAAAAGATGAAGAAATTGATAAAAAAAAAATAAAAAGTATATTTTTTAATCGTGTATATTTTTTTAATGAATCAAAAATTATTAAATATTTAAAAGAATTAATTAATGAAAAAAATTTAAATGTATCTGCTTATAATTTTGATGGTTGTTTAATACAAGATAATTTATATAAAAATATAGAACTTTTACAACGATTTACTGAACAAATTAGAGAAAAATTTGGATTTGATGAAACTTTTAATTTTACATTTAAATCTCAT